ATCTCTGTTAGGTGGCCTTACCTGGATAGTAAATTGTTTTATCTTTGTCAGATAGGCATAATCTGAAACCTTCATAGACCCAAGCCTCAAGTTTAGATTGTTATAAGCTATTTGGAGATTGGTGGAAAGCTCTGAGATTATTGCCATATTAGAGCTAATGACAATATTGCCATACTTAACCTCTGAGTCTTGGATTACAATTCTTTTCTTTATGAATTCATTAGCCATCTTTATGATCGCACTTCTTGACAATCTCATTCCAGTGTACTTGACTTCTCCAGATGTGTAGCTATAGTATTCTCCCAATTTGAGTTCACTAGCATACTCTCTATAAAAATCAGCATTACAGTGAAAAAGTCTTAAGTCTTTCGGGGTTTGACAAGTGCTAAACCGCCTAGCTGATCTCTTAGATATTCCTCCTGTTTCCTCTTCTCTCTTAAAACTTTGCATCATCCCTTCTATTAAAGAACCAGTGGCACCCGGATAAGAGAGAGGTAAGAAAACGTCATGGGGTAATCCATAGACTATCTCTCTAAGCATTCTTTTTGTCTTTGATGATCTCCTGCAAAGGTTAACTATTCTGGATCTAGTAAAACTTGGGACTGAGCTTTTCATTAACCCCTCTCTATCTAGATTTATCATCTTATTGACATCTTTCCCATCATCCAGGAGAAAGGTGGATAATATTTTTGTGTTGTTGCCATAATTAGACATCATACACAATTTAGGGTTAGAGCAGGACCATAAGTCAGGTGAACAGTAAATTAAACCACCAAGTTCTAGTGGAATCTTGAATACATTTTTCTTGAGACTATATATTAGAGATGTTATCTGATGCTGTTTGAGATGAGCCAATTGCCTAATCATCATTAAGATGCAAGACCCAATGACAGAGCCTTTTTCTCTGAGATATGCATCGGCCTTTGAGAAACAATCTAGGGAAGACAAATATAGATCAGTGTCATGAGAATAATCAACATAAGAAGTCCTCTGTTTGCTGGCTGCTGATATAAGGCCCTGCAAAGTCCTGTACAGAGAATTGAATTCGCAAAGAACTTTACTATAAACACTCTTAGAGAGATTCCTTCCTGTGCCTGCTTGGTTATGGCAGTCATTCTGTATTAGGAGTGATCTTTTCACAAAGGCATAAGTATTCACATAAGCACAAAAATAATTCCTCTCAGGTAGATCATTCTTTTTAACACTAAACATCCTTATGTAATCATCAGAAGTCACAAATGGGCTGACTGTCACAAAGCTTTCAATATTATTCAAGCTATCCATATAATCCTTCTTAGCATCTGAATAGTAAAGTCTAGTTAGACATCTGCTGAGCCTCAGAGAATCTGAGCCGTAGAGTGAAGATAAACTATTAAAGATACCTTGTGCCATCCCCTCAGCGCATTCTATGTAATGCATAGCAGGATTAGCTATTCTTGTGTTGTCAGGAACATTGAAATCGACATTCTTGTATACCTCTTCTAAAGAATGTAGTTTCTTGAATAATCTGGTGGTATCTGTGTTTTTAATGTCCTCCAGATCAGGATTCTCTGTCTTTAGGAAGTTTTTGAATTTCTCATAACTCTCAGAGAGGCCCTTAGGCATCATGAATTTCTTCTTTGAGAACCTTCTTAGGATACTTCTAATAGCATTTCTAAGTGTGGCATCAGATGTTCTCATAGCTAAACAAAAATATAAGTTTGGAGCAAGCATCGAAGGTCCCCACTTGGTGCAATCTGCACTGTCATATATCACATTCTCTTTATGTTTACCTGATTTTCTGGCTTCTATTCTAGCATAAGCTTCTGATATCTTGAGGTTAACATTAGGGTGTTTTATCAAGTTTGTGTAATCTCCATGTCGCTGATTGATCCTCCTGACCTCATCAGTCAAGTATTCTACAAATGCACATCCCACCCTGCATGGAGAATTCATGATAGCAATCTCTCTAGGACCTATCTGATCCTTGTGGACCATTCTAAAAAAATAAATCTCTTTGGAGATAATGTTGTGATACACTAGAAACATGCCAGCATCAGGACATTTTGAAGCCTCCAAATAATCTTCCTCGTTAAGCTGCTTATGAGGTTTAAAACCTGAGTCACTATTATAATCAGCCTCTCTTTCCTCCATCTCCCCTCTGAAAGCTCTCAATGAGTTCACCATAACTGTATACCAGCACTTTGCCCCGAGTCTCGGCACTCTTTTTTCTGTCTTTTCAGGGTCATATTTAAAATTCTTTAGTTCCTCCTCAACAATTCTCTCTCTTTTCTTCTTCTCGATATTCTTATGAAGATTCATCAACTTTTGTTTCTTTAGATAAATTTGTCTTCTTTCTGTGATTTTTTGTTCTCTCCCTTTGAACGGAACTATCCCATTACTAGTGTCTAAAGCAGACCCTCTGTTGTTCATGATTGTTGAGATTTTGAAATCTATACAAGCTCTACCCAACTTGTACAACTTTTTTGAGAAAAATCCGAATGTTTTCCCAGGATTGAAAGTCTTAGAGTCATTCTAAGCAGCCTGATAT